TGGCGGGCCTGCCTGCCTTCCTGGCGGCCTGGCGGCCTTCCTGCCTTCCTGGCGGGCCTGCCTGCCTGCCTGGCCTTCCTGGCGGCCTGCCTGCCTTCCTGACGGGCCTGCCTGCCTTCCTGGCGGGCCTGCCTGCCTTCCTGGCTGGCCTGCCTGCCTTCCTGGCGGGCCTGCCTGCCTGCCTGCCTTCCTGGCGGCCTGCCTGCCTTCCTGGCGGGCCTGCCTGCCTTCCTGGCGGGCCTGGCGGCCTTCCTGGCGGCCTGGCGGCCTTCCTGCCTTCCTGGCGGGCCTGGCGGCCTTCCTGGCGGCCTGGCGGCCTTCCTGCCTTCCTGACGGGCCTGCCTGCCTTCCTGGCAAGAATAAGGCCCGCCAGGATCCTGGCGGGCCTGGCAGGTATTTATATTTATTTTTTCAATTCATTTATAAATATTTCTGTATTTCTGTAATAACAGGCTTTTTTTGCTTTTATGCAGGTAATACATTTCAGGCCGCCACAATTAATATTTATATTGTGTTTTTTTGCATAGGCTTTTGTAAAAACTGTAAAAATATGGTCAATAAACGGATATTTATCTATAATGGTAATGTCATAAGGCTTATTTACAATTGGGCTTGATAAAACAAATGTGGTATTTTCCGGTTTCCCTTCAATATTGATTGCTTTATTCCATGTTTCTATATTTTTGGACCATATTGCGCAACGTTTGCGCGGAAAAGCCTTTATAATTCGCAAATAATTTCTTGCCTGCGTAACGTTTGCAATATCCCCAAACGATTCTATACGCAAATAGGGAAAAACAATTTGTAATACTTTAAAAGCCTTTACAGGTATTAATATATTTCTAAGTATAATCCCGTTTAAAATATTGTGTTCTTTTAACCCTGTTTGATATGCTTGCTGATTATATGCGTAACATTTTGCGCAAATACAATCTTTTATTTTGCGCCAGGCCGCACAAAAGCAATTATCATGTACAGAAGAAGAAATAGAAACAATTCCAGCGAGCTTTCTTTTATAGTGATTGACAAGCCACAAACATTTGACAAGCTGTATTGCCTTTTTGCCTTCCGCGCTTTCTTTGTTTTCCTTATGCAGGCCCGTTAAAATTGCAATTGCAACAGCCGCAACAGCCGCGACAGTTTTTGTGAAAAATACATAAAGGCCTTTTGTATAAAACAAATCGATCATAATTTCCAAAATAGGCTTTTTTGCGGCTTTTGTTGTTTCGTTTTTAATCTTTTCCATTTTCTTTTATTTCCTTTCTTTTTATTAAAAACACATATTGTGTTTTTATACTGTAATTAAAAAATATTATTTTTCATGTATTCAGAATAAGGAACAAAACAGCCAGTGTTTAGCAATTCGCGCATATATTCGTCAAAAGAATTATTATTATATCGTTTATAATATTCATAACTTTCTTTTAATTGTGCCAGTGTTACGGGCTTATTTTCCGATTGATTCCAATATATAGACGAATAAAGATTTGCCTTTTGTGTGATATTATATATAGCTGGCTTTGTATCGCTAAATTGATTCGCATATCCTTTTATCGTTTTATTTGCGCTTGTTCTTATTTCTATCCAGGTAATTTTATCGTGAAATGTTTCTATTTTCGTTACAATTCCAGGTATGCTTTTTTCATGCAAAGAAGGTACAAAATAAGCCTTTTTTCCAATTGCAAACATTGTTTTTTCCCTTCCTTTCATTATAATTAAAACAGTTTATTAATTAGTTTTGTTTGTTGTGTTTTCGCGCTTTTCATTGTGTTATATTCTTTTTCAAAAACAGCGCGCTTATTTTTAAAAACTGTCAATTGGTATTTGCCTTTTTCCGTTTCTTTTATTCTTGCTAAACAATCATTGTGTATTAATTCGTTACGATATTGAAAAAACATAATATAATCCTTTCCAGGCCTGCGGGATAAAGGATCCCGCAGGCCTTTTGTTTTTATTTTCTTTTTACATGTAAACTAACAATTGCTTTTATTCTTTTTACAGCCTGGTATATTTCTTTGTACTTTTCTTGTAATGTTTTTTCGTCTATGCCTGGCTTTTCATAAGCCGTAACGTATATATGAAAGTTTTTTGTTTCTTTTTTATCTGTTGCGCCCAAAATAGCATATACGACGGGCTGTAATTGCTTTTTTGCTTTTTCGCCTTCCGCTATTTTTTCGCATGCTGTTGTATAATCGTTTAAAATTTCTTCTTCTTCTTCTTCTGTCAATTGTTTGTTTTGTGCTTTTTTAATCAATTCGTCTATATATGACATATTTTTTCACTTTCCTTTCAATCATATAAGGTCCTTACGCAAGCAATACGAAACAGCGCTTTCACCTTCCCTATCATCATCATACTGGCGGAAAAAGTTTATTATTTCTTCACCGTTTTCACCTGGTACAATTACACAACCGCGGCCGTTTTCTAACAAATACAGCCAGGTATATTTTCCGTTTCGGAACGTTGTCAAGCGTCTAATCCAGTTTTTTGGCTCCTTCTTTGGTTGTTTCATTTCTTTTTGCCTTCCTTTCATTATTTGACATAAGAATAAAATCTTATGTTTGAAAACATTATAAGCGTATTTTCTTATAATGTCAACAGGTTTTTACGCTTTTGTTTTATTGTGTATAGGCTGTAAAGGAAGGCAAGCTTTGCCTTCCTTTACAGCCTGCCAGGCCTGGCATTATTGCCAGGCCTGGCGGGCCCACAAATAACCCTGGCGGGCATGCCCGCCAGGGTTATTTGTGGGCATACTGGCCAGGGTCGTCACCCCCTCAAGCACCCCAAAACACAAAAAAGAACAATTCTTATAAGAATAAAACTTGACAAACTAAAAATGATCTGCTACACTTGTCGCGCAACAGAAAGGGGAGAAGCAAAATGTTGGTGAAGCGAGCGCTGCTTGACATCAAAGAGAAGAAAGGGATTGGCACGAGCGCGATGGCGCATATGCTTGGGAAAAAGCAGCCACAGTATGTCCAGGATAGGCTTAACCCAAAGAAGTCAGAGAACATAAGCATAGACACGCTTGACGAGTTGTTGATGACACTCGGGTACAAGATCGTGTTAATGCCGGAATATGAGCTCATCAGTAATGAATGGTACGTTATCAGAGGCAGCCAGTTCGAGAGCAAAGATCGCAAGGTTATTGAATACAACGCAAAGCAAAAGGAAGAAGGTGAGACTGATGACTGAAAACCTTCCTGACGGAGAGCGCGAAAGACTGATAGAATGTATAGAGATGGTCTTAGAGCAGGAAGCGCTTACGATAGAAGACGCATCTGCCATTCTGGACATCTGTTTAAACGCGTGCAATCGAAAGCATGTGGAGTTATCAGAGGAAAGTCTGATGCGAGAAATCGGGAACGGAACCCCACCCCGGTCTGAAGGCGTGTGAGCGATCAGAAAAAGTCGATTTAAAAAATCCCCCAAAAATAAAAAAAGCACACACCGGAGAGGAGATGCACGAGGTGATTACGGGACTGATTGCGGCGGTGTTTGTTATAGGGATAATAGCTGCGGGAAGCAATGGCGAGTGGGGCAGTGTCATGATTGGGGTTGTCATTGTCGGCGTATTGTTGCTTGCCGGGTGTGCGTGGCGCGAGGAGGACCGGGCATACAGCAATGTTGTGCATTACTGGGCGCGAGGCGGACATGAGCGCGAAAGGAGGTCTGGATGTTACCGAAGCGAAGGAACACGCGGGAAACAGAATGTGACAAATGTGACCGTGAATGTGAATGTTACAGGGAAGGACGACTGATAGGATACTGGAACTTGGACGACAAAGAGGTTTACACTGAACTGGGTGGTAACGGGCATGCGGTGCTGAAGATTGGCGAGCAGTGCCCGAAGAAGTAAGAGACGCAGAATTGCGGGAATGAGGCCTTACGGGGCCTTGTTCCCGCTTTTTAATTTTGAGGAAGGGGGAGACAGATGACAGGCCAGGAGATTATTGACTGGATCGAGGAGCACAATGCAGAGGATGTGGAAGTGTACATTGAGGTGAGGCCGAAACTTTTCAAGGCGAGCAACAGCATAGAGATCCCGGGCAGCGAGGACTGTCCGTGCATGGACCTGATAGTAATCAGTTAAAGGAGGGGAAAAGTATGTTTGAGTGTTTTCATTGCGGATGCCGGGCTGTGATATGGGACAGTGATTTTTCGTTTGAGGATGTAGGCCGTGACGGGGACGGGATTGTGCATTTCCTGCACTGTTCCGAGTGTGGAGCGGAGATAGAGTACTACATAGCGATTAACAACCAGGACGATGATGAAGAAGGGGAAGGTAATGGATGAATCGCGGCTGATATTGCAGGGGATAGCGAAGCGTCCGGACGATCCGGGAATGTACAGGGACGCTGTTGCGGTACTGTACGACGGAATCCAGCACGGGCAGAGTGAGTTGCATGCGGTGAACAAGGAAGTCCGCAAGCGGTTAGGGAATGCGATACGGCGGGTAGGGACAGCAAAGGACGTGAGCGTGCTGAATGATGTGTATTACAAGAGCCTGTTCGCGGACGCACGGGTAGACTTTGATGCGTATTGCCAGTACATCGAGAAGAACAGGGACGTGCGGAAACGTTTTTACCTGCCGCGGAGGAAGCAGTTGTTACCGGTAGTGAACTCGCTTCAGCGGCTGATGGACGACAAGCTTGACCTGCTGGGGATCAGCCTGCCGCCAGGCGTTGGCAAGACGACGCTTGCGATCTTTTTACTGACGTGGGTAGCGGGGCGCTGGCCGGAGGAGCCGAACCTGACGGGCAGTCACAGCAATGCGTTTGTGCGCGGTGTGTACGATGAGTGCCTGCGGGTGTTTGACAAGAACGGGGAGTACCTGTGGCACGAAGTGTTTCCGGACGTGAGCGTCACGAACACGAACGCGAAGGACTACCGGATCGACATTGGCAACAGGAAGCGTTTTGAAACGTTGGAGTTCACGTCGATTGGGAGTGGGAACGCAGGTTTGTACCGTGCCGGGAGGCTGCTGTACTGTGACGACCTGATCAGCGGATTGGAGATTGCGCTGAGCAAGGAGCGGTTAGATAAACTCTGGGAGACATACACGACAGACCTGCGGCAGCGGAAGATTGGCGACCACTGCAAAGAATTACATATAGCAACGCGTTGGAGTGTGAATGATGTAATAGGTCGCCTGGAGCGGCAGTATGAAGGCACGGATAAGGCGGAGTTTATTGCGGTACCGGCGCTGAACGCGGACGATGAGAGCAATTTTGAGTACTTGTACGGTGTTGGATTCAGTACGGCGTTTTATCATGAACAGCGTGATGTCATGGCGGACACAGAGTGGCGGGCGCTGTACATGAATCAGCCGATAGAAAGGGAAGGATTGCTGTATCATCCGGATGAACTGAGGAGGTATTTTGATCTGCCTGAGCGCGAGCCTGATGCGATTCTATGCGTGTGTGATACGAAAGACCGCGGCGCTGACTATTGCAGCATGCCGATTGTGTACCAGTACGGCCAGGATTACTATATTGATGATGTGGTGTTTAACAATGCAAACCCGGAGGTTGTGGAAGCTGAGATCGTGACAAAACTGCTGGCGCATAAAGTGCACATGGGGCGTTTTGAGTCGAACAGTGCGGGTGGGCGCGTAGCGCAAAGTGTCCAGGAAGAGGTAAAAAAGCGCGGCGGCCGGACAAAACTGACGACGAAGTTCACGACGCAGAATAAGGAAACAAAGATTGTAATGGCATCGCCGTTTGTGAAGGAGCACTTCCTGTTCAAGGACGCCAGCGTCATAAAGGACAAAGAGTACCGGGCGTTTCTGAACAACGTATGCAGCTGGACCATGACCGGGAAAGCAAAGCACGACGACGGGCCTGACAGCCTGGCAATGCTGGCGGATTATGTGCAGAGTTTTGCACAGGGGCAGGCAGTCGTGTTTGCAAGGCCATTTTAATTTCGGGAAAATACTACAAGAAGTGGTTGACAAACAGCGAAAATACAATATAATGTTAGACGAGGAATACTGTTCCGCTTCTTTGACGACCACAAACGGCGCGATCAAACAACGGGAGGCGGAACCGGGAAGACGCTGAATGGCGAGGCAACTCGTTGTTTGGCGTCTTTTTTACGTATCTGAAAGGAGGAGTCCGGCGTGGGTCTTGAGATTGCGGACGTAACGGTTCTGGGCGGCGATAATACTCTGGACTTCTCGCAGACGCTGCATGGTCGTCGTCTTATTCTCAGCGGAGAGAAAGAAGTCACCAGGGATAACGTGATTGATATCCTGCAAAAAGCGCTGTCTGTGCATAACATCAACAGGCGAGAGATCCTGTTCTTGCAGGATTACAACAGGGGTATACAGCCGATCCTCAACCGGCGCAAAGAATACAACGCTGAGATCAATAACAAGATCGTGGTGAACATCGCGAACGAGATCATCACGTTCAAAAGCTCTGAGTTTGCCGGTGAGCCGATCCAGTACGTCAGCCGCAGGGGAAACAAGGGCGTTGATGATGACAACAGGGAGATTCCGGGAAAAGTTGCCAGGGTCAACGACATGATGCTTACCGAAAATAAGCAGACACTTGACCTGGAACTGGCGCAGAAAATGTTCGTTTGCGGAACGGCGTACCGGCTCGTATACCATGATGATTCAAAGACACTGGATAGTGAGTACATGGACGAAGCGCCGTTTGAGATTGCCATTCCGGACGTTGAGAACACATTCGTGGTATACAAGAACGACGCGAAAAAGCACCCGCTGATGGGCGTGACATATGTGTTTAAAGATCCGCCGGACAAGAACGTGGAATACACAGTGTACACGCCGAACGTGACCTACACGATTACCGGAATATCCGCGAACAGCCGGAAAAACGGCCTGAAGATCACGGACGAGGTCAAGCATAACTTCGGAATGATCAGCCTGATTGAATATCCGTGCAACCCGAACCGCATCGGCGCGTTTGAGATTGTCATGGATTTGCTTAACTCCGTTTCACTGACGCTATCAAACCAGGAAGACGGCATTGAGCAGTTTATCCAGGCGCTGATGGTGTTTGACGGCGTGGATATCAGCAGGGAGGACTTCCTGGAACTGAAAGACCTGGGTGCGATTAAACTCCCGGCGACGCCGAACGGTGTCAGCGGCGGCAAGAAACTGTATTACCTGAATGAACAGCTTGACCAGAGCCAGACGAACAGCCTGGTTGACAACATGAAGCAGATCATTCTGGAGATTGTGGGAATGCCGTCACAGGGGAACGCCTCTACCGGGGACAGCAGCAATAATGGCGCAGTGATCATGCGCAATGGCTGGTGGCACGCAGAAGGCCGCGCGCTTGAAACCCAGGCGATGTGGAAACGCGCCGAGACAGAATTCCTGAAGATTGTACTGAAGATCTGCAACCAGAGCAATTACCTGACAGGCCTGAAGCTCAGCGACCTGGAGCCCCGGTTCTGGCGCCAGAGTTATGAGGACCTGCTGGTCAAGACACAAAGCTTCTCCACGCTGCGGACGGCCGGCATGCCAGCCATCCAGGCGTTTAAGTTCAGCCACCTGAGTAAGGATCCGGAAGCGGATGCCATTGTTTACGACGATTACCAGCAGATGTTGGCGGATGAACTGGACCGGCTGAATGGCGTAACGGAAGATGTACCACTAAAGGAAGACGACACAACTGACCCGACCACAAAAGATGGCATCCAAGCACAGGCTGAAAGCACAGGCGGCGGAGGAGACGACGGAGGCGAAAAGAAAGGCGAGTGGGCGATTTGCCCTGTTTGCGGAAAGCGTTTCCAGAAGAAGGACCCGAACCAGAAGTATTCATCGATTGCATGCGCGAATAAAGCGCGGCGGAGCACGCCGAGATACGGCGGTGGCGTCGGATGAGTGCAAAGGAAGTAAACGTCTATGCCGCATGTGATAAGGCCATTAAAGCGCTGGACAGGATGAACGTTGAAGCGTTCGGTCGGCTGAAACTTGCGAAATGGGACCGGATCAATATTATCCAGACGGTTGTGAAAACCTACCGTGAGAGCGCAAACCAGGCCCGTAAGCGGTACTTTGAGGTGGCTTTTGAAGCATACTTGCTGGGATTGTCCATGTGCGGCATTGATCCGAAAAAGGCCCACAGGATGGCCGAAAAAACGATTACAGCGGCATGGGTAACAGCAGTATTAAAGCAGACGGATTTCATTACGTTGTACCGGTTTGATACTGAGGCTGAACGCAAGGCATACCGCCTGGCAGAAACGCTGGAGGTTTCAGACAACAGGAACCAGGAGATTGACCGCGCGCTTCGGCACTGGAGCAGGCAGATCGGGCAGTATGCAATTAACATGACGGACTACGCGATGGTCCAAGCGTTTGAAGATGCAGGAGTCACGACGGTGCAGTGGGTTGCGCAAATGGACGAGCGCGTGTGCAGTGAGTGCAGTGAGCTTGACGGACAAGTGTTTCAGATTGATGAGCTCCCCAGGAAGCCGCACATAAACTGCCGATGCAATCTGATCCCGGTCGCGGAGGATGAACGATGATTTTAGACAGCGAAAGCTGTTTGAAATAAACGTCAGAGAAGACGTAAATCGCGCGAAAGTCAGAGAAGACTATAATCGCAAACAAAAGTGTCAGAGAAGACGATAAAACGCAAAGGAGAAACTTAATATGTTCAGAACGAACGGATTATTTCCTGAGAGTTTCCAACTACTGGAAGAAGATAACGGCGGAGGCGCCGGTGGAGCTCCTGCCGATAACGACCAGGGCGCTGGCGGTACTGACGGTGACAGCGGACAGGGAAACAACGGGAACAACAGCGGCAACGATATGCAAGCGCTGCTGAACCAGATCGAGAAGATGAAAATCGATATGGCGAAACAGAAAGAAGCGCTGGACAAGGCAACAAGCGAGGCCGGTAAATACCGGAAAGAACTCCAGGCGAAGAAAACCCAGGAAGAGATTGACGCGGACGCGCAGAAGGAAGCGGCTGAAAAGGCTGCTGCCAGGCTGGCCGAACTTGAGCGGGAAGTCGCAATGACGAAATCCTCCAAGGCCGTGATGTCGAAGCTTGGTGTGGACGAAGCTACTGCCGGAAAAATTGCCGAGTGCCTGATTGGCTGTGAAAATGTTGACAATGCCCTGCTTTTAATCCAGCAGGCGTGGACAGCAAAAGAAAAAGCCCTGCGCATTGAGTTCGGAAAGATTCCGGGACCGGGAACCGGAGGCGGAAGCGAGGACAAAGAGATGCAGGCAGCGCTTGATCTGGCTGCAGAACTGGGCAAGAGAAAAGCCAAGACGGCGGAATCCGTTCGGAGTCAACTTGGTGGACTCGTTCGGTAAGAACAGTTCGACATATAAAACCTGTGAAAGGAGAAATGTTCCATGAAATTCACGACTACTGAAATTGCTGGCGGCGTTGAAATCCTGGCTTCTAAGGACTTCCAGGCGATTCCTGCGAAGCTCGCAACTCCCGGCACCGGCACGGTCGTAAAGGCTGGCACGCCCATCAATGCTGATGGTGAAAGCACAACTGGTTCCGGAGCCATTGGCGTCCTGCTGTATGATGTGGACACGGCGGCGAACCCCAATGGCGCGCTGGTTGTGCAGGGCATCATCGATGCGGCAAAGGCCCAGGACCACAGCGGCGTAACCTATGTGAGCGCCCTGTACAGTGCCCTGCCCGGCATCGTATTCCGGACCAATATCATGGCCCAGGATACTGGCGAGACCGGCGAAACCTGATCGGAGGTTAACCGATGAGAATACTCATTGCCGTACCGACGTTTGAAACCATTTATCCGGATACATATAAATCAATGTGGGATCTGGACAAGGACGAACACGAGGTGCTGTTCGAGAGCATTCGCGGGTACGACGTAGCAACGGCCAGGAACAAGATCGCACAGAAATCTCTGGACCTGAATGCTGACTACGTATTGATGGTGGATAACGACGTGGTTCTTCCAAAGGATGCGTTAAAAATGCTTCTGGAGGACCCGCGCAAAGTTTGTCTCGGGCATTATGCCCATCGTGGCACGGACAATCTTTACCATGGCAGGACGTGCATATGCAGGCTTAAGGATGCGGAAGGCAAAGAGTATTACCACTATCCGCTGGAAAGTGAATACACAGCGGGTGAAATGCGCGAAATGGCAGAGTCCGGAGTAACCAAGATTGAAGTCCATGGCGGTGGCATGGGGTGTGCGCTGATTAATACAGACGTGTTCCGCTCCATTGATTATCCATGGTATGACTGGGTGAATTACGGGGATGCCAATCGCGGTATGTTGAGTGAAGATCTTTATTTCTGTTCCCTGTGCAGGGCGAGCGGGATCAAGATCCACTCAGACGTGCGTGTCGGGTGCGGACACCTGCTGAGGCATGTGCAGTGGCCCGAATAACGTGATTTTTTATGGCTGTTGTTACTACAAACGGTAGTGAAAGCAGTACAAAACCTACGAAAGGAGAAAACCATTATGGATTTCAATGCTTTTCTGAAACTGGTCTCCCCTAAGGCGATCAGTATGAACTGGACTGAAGCTCAGACGGCCGCGGACCCCTACCTGGGTGAGGCACTGTTTCCCAGGAAACAGAAGGCTGGTCTGGATCTGAAGTGGATCCGGGGCAACAAAGGTCTTCCGGTTTCCCTGATGCCTTCCGCGTTTGACGTTCAGGCGACCTACCGCGACAGGATCGGCGTCAAGAGCGTCGAGACTGAAATGCCTTTCTTCCGGGAGGGCTTTAAGATTAAGGAAAAGGATCGCCAGAACATCCTGCGGGCGATTGACACGAACGATCCCTATGTTCGTGAGATTATCGCAACCGTGTTTGACGTTGCCGGTCAGCTGATTGAAGGCGCCCGTGTTGTTGCGGAGCGTGAACGTATGCAGCTGCTCTTCCCGAAAAACGGCAATGTCGGCATTACCATCAAGGCAAACGGCGTGGATTATACCTACAACTACGACGCGGACGGCTCCTGGAAGTCCACAAACTACATTGCCCTGATCGGCGATAAACAGTGGACCAACGTCTCCACTTCCGATCCTTTCGCCGACATCCAGAACGCGAAGGATAAGATCCGCGACAAGGGCGGCATTCCGAGAATGCTGGCCATGAACTCCGCCACTTTCCGGACCCTGCGCGGCAACTCCAAGATCCTGAACAAGTTCATTACCAACACCGGCGTCGCTGTGGCTGTTGCCAATGACGGCGACCTGATCAAGGTTCTGAAGGAGACCATGGAACTGGACGGCATCATCCTGTACGACAAGAAGTTCCAGGATGAGAGCAAGCAGACCCACAAGTTCGTTCCGGACGGATATGTCGCTGTGCTGCCGGATGGCACGCTTGGTGATACCTATCTTGGCACCACCCCCGAAGAAGCCGATCTCCAGGGCAAGAGCATTGCCGATGTGAGCATCGTTGATACCGGCGTGGCTGTGACCCAGGTGCTGAATCCGCATCCCGTGAATGTGAACACCTACGTGTCCGAAATCGTCCTGCCCAGTTATGAGCGGATGGATCAGGTGGCCCTGCTGAAGGTATTCTGATAATCGGAGGTGCCGAGATGAAAGTCAAGGCAAGATACAGCATTCACTGTGACAAAGGCCTCTTTGAAAAAGGGGATGTCTTTGAGATCAACGAAGCTGACCTCTGGATGTACGGCGACGCTGTGGAGGCGGTAGCGGGACTCCCTGCCGCCCCAGCGGAACCGGAGAAGAAGACGGCGGAAGAAATCAAAAAGGCAGAGCTGGAAAAGAAGCCTGCGAATGAAAATCCTGCAAAGGACGAGCCAAAGACTGAAAAGCCGAAGGCTGCTTCCAGAAGGAAAAAGATCAGCGAGTAAAGGAGATGATCAGGATGACCATGGAGATGAAAACAAACATGCTCCGCCAGATGATGGATGGAGAGGAAGTTGACCAGGGCGTCCTGGAAGTTTATCTCGAACTCGCGCGCCAGAAGATTCTCAATCGCATGTATCCGTTCAAAGAAAACTATGACGGTTTGGATGTGCCGGACAGATATGTCGCCGCTCAATTAAAAATAAGCCATTACATGATCTCAAAAATTGGCGCGGAAGGGCAAATCCAGCACATAGAAGGGGGCATTCACCGCAATTACGGTGCTGCGGACATCCCTGACGGTATGTTGGCTGAGATCGTGCCATACTGCCAGGCGATCCGTTAAGGTGGTGAACGCATGAAATGTCTTAGGCGGAACAAAAGGCCGTTTGAGTATCTTCCGTATAGCGGAACGGAAACCGACCTAAACAAAGACGGTGAGCACACGGGCGAGTTTCGCCGTGAATACGGAAGGCCTGTCGAGATGCGCGGGAACATTTCTATGCCAAGCGGAAGAGTTAACCAGACGTTTTACGGGGACGATATCAGGTACACACATACGCTTGTCATGGACGATCCAGGCACAATAATCAATGAATATGGGTTAATCCGTTTTAATGGTGAACTGTATACCGTTGAGGCTGTGCGACGGAGCATTAACTGCGTAAACATTGCATTGCGAAAGCAGACGTCGGAGTTTAGTGATCCGTATGTTCCTGACGAACCAGACGCGTTGGAAGAACCGGAAGAACCGGAAGAGTCTGGTGGCACGGAAGGTGAAGAAGAATGATTGTTCTAAAGAACATTGATTTTTCTCTCGACCCTGCATCAATCGAGCATGCCATTCAGGCAATCATCGACTTTCGGAATCAGCTCAGCGCTGCAATGACGGAATTGATCCGAACATTAGTCGATAAAGGCGTTGAAATTGCAAGGGCTGAACTAATTTTCTTCTGGAATCCGGCGTATGATACAGGGGCTCTTTCAGAAAGCATAGCAAGCGCAATGCTTGACGAAAGAACTGGCATTATCACAACGGGTGTTGTGTATGCATTGTTTGTGGAGTATGGCACAGGAATTGTTGGAGAAATCCAACACCACCCCGAGCCAAACGGGTATCAGTATGATGTAAACGGGCACAAACTGGACGGGTGGATTTATAAAGGCGACGACGGGGCGTTCCATTGGACGGCGGGCATGGCATCCAGGCCGTTTATGTACAATACGCTGAAAGATCTGGAGAGAGAAGCCGAAGCAATTGGCGGTCAAGTAATTGCAGAATACATACCGTAAGAAAGGGCAAATGAGCATGATTGATTATGAAGTCAAGGTATTCAATAAAGTTTATGCTTCAGCCGCTCCTTTGTGCGCAAACAAACGCTTTGTAAGCACAGCAATTACAGAACCGCAGACAGCATTCCCGGCTGCTTCTCTGATTGAGATTGACAACAGGACAGTTAGAAACAAACAGAGTTCTATGCCCGT